AACACTTCGTAAGGAAATGGGAGATGTGTTTGCTGATTATGGATTAAAGTCAGAAGATGTAGTCTCAGAGTCTCCACTTGGACAAACAAAAGCAAAGCCAGCCGCCGCATTTATTAAACAAATGCAAAAAGAAGGCGTGTCTACAGAAGAAATGCGTGATCTCGGTTTACTTGATGACTTTGATCCTAAAACAGGACCACGTAGACAAGAGCAATTAACTAAAGATCAAATGCTTGAGGAGATTAATCAACGTCGAGCAGAGCGTTTAGAAAGTCGTGGTGTGTATCGTGGTGATATACCTCCTCCGATAGAAGAAGGGGAGACAATCAATCCACGTTTTGCTGACGGTAAAAAAATAATTAAAAAATCTCCTCCTCCTCAGTTTGAGTCGCCTGAGCCACTAACAGGATTAGCATCTGAACAAAGAACTTCAATGGTTGATTATAACATTTATCAACAAGACATTGGAGATCCAGATACATATGAAGAAATTACATATGGTTTGCGAAAAGGTCCAGAAGGAAAAATGGGGGCTAGACGTACTGGAGAATTTTCAGACCGCTCAGTTATTGGATTTTACTCAAGAGACCCAGATGAAACAGGACGGCATTTCCCAGAAAGGGATCAATTGTTCCATCTCCGTTTGAATCGTGGAAAAACAGCAGAAGGTGAAGGTGTAACTAACTTATTAGAATTACAATCTGATATCCAACAACGTGCGCAAAAAGGGAAACCATTAGAATTAGAAGCGGAAGAAGCAACACGACGTGTTCCTGCAAAGCCTGAGTATAGCGATCCAAATCTTCCAATGATACAAAACTGGGAAGTGTTGGGAGTCAAGGAAGCTGTCAGAAGAGCAGTTCAAAACGGAGATAGATACTTAGCAATTACACCCGGTAGAGAAATTGGTAAAGCGATAGGGGCTGTTGAATCCATTTCAACTGAAGGGCCGTTGAAAGCTATTCTCTCAAAAAATCAATCTGGCAAAAATGATATAATTTTTACAGGTCTTGATTTACGTCAAGAATTTGCAGAGCTAGAAAATATAGACGATCTGGATATCGTTAATCCCAAGATGGCCCCAGCCGTTGAAGAAATATTATCCGGTATGGGATACGAAGAATATTTAAATAATCCATTTGGATTTTCTTTAGACGATGTTAAAAACAGTAAAGTTGAAAATAATTTAGCTGTTTTAGCTCGTGTAATGATTGCTGTTCAGTTTAATGATTTTGGATATAAAACTCTTAGCACTGAAACCATGCAGTATGCAGAAAAATCACTTAATGATTTCATGGATTCACTTATTGATTATTCCATTGATGTCGGAGGTGACATAGAGGATTTAGTATATGAAATAAGTGAAGATCCAATTCAAGTTTATTCATTAGTATTGCCTGAGTCTGTTATTGATAAAATGCTTACTATTCGTTCCTCACTAGAAGATTCAGAAGCTATTGCTGACAACGTTCTTCAACGTATGTACACAGACGAAGAAGTTGCTAAAGCTCTTAATATAAATGTTGGTGAAGTAAGACGTTTAGCTGATAGTGGGGAAACAGTTGAAATTACACCAGAAATGGAATTTGGTGGAGAGGGCGTAATTGATTTTTACGACAAAGCTCTTATTAGTGAAAAACGTCTTCAAAAGTACGGTGCTCCTCTTGTAGAAATAGAACAGACAAGACCAGACGGTACCACTGTTACTACAAATGCATTAGATCTTAAAAAGTTTATAGATGAAAAGAAGAAAAATAAAAAAGTAAAAATACCATATTCTCTTTATAGTGCTGTTGTAAGTATACCATTAGCTGGAAAATTAGGTTCTATAGTTTCTTCACGAGAGCAAACACAAGACGATGAAACTACTAAAGCGTTTGCTGACGGTGGACTGCTAGATGAAGGAGGCACAGTAGATCCTGTATCTGGTAATGATGTACCTTCAGGTTCCACGCAATCTGAAGTACGGGACGACATACCTGCTCAACTAAGTGAGGGTGAATTTGTTTTTCCCGCTGATGTCGTGCGTTATATAGGTCTGGAAAATTTAATGATGCTTCGCCAAAAAGCTAAAGAAGGATTAGCTAAGATGGAAGCAATGGGTCAGATGGGCAACAGTGATGAAGCTGTTATTCCAGATAATGTAGACTTTAAAGCTGAAATCGGAGAAATGATTAAAGGTAAAGAGCCTGTTGAAATGAATGTAGGTGGTGTAACACCTACTTCTGGAACACCTACTTATTTAAATCAGCAACTTCCTGATTATCTACAGCCTTCCAGTGTGTATACTGCTCCTACGTTTGCGGGAGAACAGCAACAATCTACTCAATCAGTTTATCAGCCGGGACAGTTTGTTAAACTGCCTGAGCCGGGACAATTTGCTAGAGGTCCAATTACTCAGCCTGCTTTAGATACTCGTGATGTTGCAACACAGCCTTTACCATATGAAATGAAAAAGTTTGTTAATGAACAAACTAAAGCTATTGCGTATATACCATTTATGAATGGTCAACCGATGCTACCTATCCCAGAAGGTTACGTAGAAGAAAAACGTGTTGTTACTCCAAGAGAAGATGATACTACAGCGGCACCAGAAACTGCGGTAGAAACTGCAAAGGTAACAGATACTGGAGGAGATTCTGACCCAGATCTATCTATGGCTAAAGTTAAAGGCACATCGGTAGTCGGTGTTGCCCGTGGTATTTCGGACTTGTTCGGCAAGAACTATAAAGATCTTGGTGCGGGTCAGCATCCTCTGGCTAAGCAAGTAGAAGATTATAAGAATGCTCAGATTAGAGGTATAGGCGGTGCATTGTTAAGTGTTGCTACGGGTGGCGTAGGTGGTATACTAGGTGTCGGTACTAGCATTTATAAAATGAATAAAAAGATGAATGAAGTTGAAGAGGTAATGCAGTCTTCAATAGAAAAAGCCAACCCAACTTTAGGAAGAATACTTAAGGCTTTGCCCGAAGTAGATAATGTTTCTACTGGGCAAATTCAAAACTCATTTACTAATGCTGTTGAATATGGACTAAGCCCCGGACTTGCGGCGGCACTGTCTGTAACTCCTCAAGGGTTTAGACAACCTACACTAAACATTGATCCTCGTACTGGTGTACAAACTACATCTTTGCCAGAACAGGGACTTGCAGAACGTGCAGTTCAGAATGCTTTTTCACCTGAGACCATTGGTGAAGAAGCCTATCGTGATATGATAGAAGAAGCGGCGTTCTATGATGCAACAGGTATGGGCACAATGACGCTTGCGGCAGATACTGGTTATGCGGCTAGGACTGCACAGCAACAAGCTGAAGCTAAAGCAAAGTCTATAGAAACTCAAGTACAAGAATTAGCAAGCAGAGAAAACTTACCGCTTGAAGTGGCTAGAAGTATTGTTGAAAATCGTGATGCAAGAGGCGAAACACCGACAGGTGGTATTAAAGTTGAAATATCAAAAGATCCTCTGGGAGATGCAATCCGAAGCTCAGCACTTTCCCGAGGACGCACTGAAAAAGAAGCTAGTTCTAAATTTAATCAAGCCGTACGAAACATTGCGAGAGGGGAAGAGAATAGAGGAAGGTCCGTTGATCCGTCTGACTTTAGTGTAACTAACGTAACTTCTCGTGGCGAAATTAACGTGGACATTAACGGTGATGGAAGAGCGGACCGTGCTATAGATAAAGACGGGAACTCTCGTAACTTTAATATTGACAGAGACTCAGATGATTCAGGCACAGAAGATTTTGGAGGATACAGCCAAGATGATTTTTCAGCGGAAGGTGGAATATCGTTCGCCAAAGGCGGCATAGCAAAACAAACAAATCGTGCTTTTGGGTTAATGGCACGTAAAAAATAACCCATTTAACTGGCTACCTAACGCCCTTCGGCAACCGTTAGCCCCAGACAAAGGATGAAACAATGTCTACAACTACAACTGAAATAGTAGAAAAAGTAGAGCAAGCCAAAGTAGCATCTGGCTTTGCCAAGCGTAACGCAAACAAGCAACGCATTGAAGAAGAAGAAGCTGAACTAGAAGCTTTAATTAAAGGTAATCAGGAAGAAGATCAAGCAACTGAAGAAATAGTTGATGATGATCCAGAACCTGAGAGTGCAGAAGAAAAGACTTTCAAAAAAAGGTACGGCGATTTGCGCAGGCATTCGCAGAAGAAAGAAAATGAGCTACAGGAACAAATCAATGAACTGCGCACACAACTAGAAGCTTCAACTAAAAAAGAAATTAAGTATCCTAAGTCAGAAGATGAACTTTCTGAGTGGATGGAAAAGTATCCAGACGTTGCAAAAATTGTAGAAACAATTGCAATGAAGAAAGCTCACGAACAAACATCTGAGTATGAATCTAAATTTAAACAAATTGATGAGTTAAAAGTAGAAGCTCGCAGAGAAAAAGCCGAAGCTGAATTAATGCGCATACACCCAGACTTTGAAGAAATACGTGAGACAGACGATTTCCATAACTGGGTTGAAGATCAGCCTAAGTGGATTCAAGATGCACTGTACGATAATGAAAGTGACTCTAAGTCTGCCGCTCGTGCAATTGATTTATACAAAGCTGATATGGGCATCAGTAAGAAAAAGTCAACTAAAGACAAAGATGCCGCTAAAGCAATTGACACTCGTTCAGAACGTTCCGCTCCAGAAGAAGACGAAACAAAGTCGTACATCAAAGAATCTGACGTAGCAAAAATGTCTTCTCAACAGTACGAAGCAAAGCAAGAAGAAATTGCTGAAGCGATTCGCACAGGTAAGTTTATTTACGATTTATCTGGATCAGCACGATAAAGTGTTGACAAATAAAATTTTCTGGATATAACTATGTGCAGAATACTGTGGCCCCGATAGGACACCCACATTTAACCTAGAAATAAGATGCACCGTTAATATAACTTCAGGCCAGTTGTTATAGTAGTGGGAATTCTTATTTCGCCTTCACAGAACACCCAAACTACGCAGGCCGTATGATCACTTTGGCCGGTGACTATACCACCCTGATGCTAGATGGCCTCTGGCGGAGTTACAATAGAACCTTAACCCTATGCTACATAAGGAGTGTCTATCATGGCATTTAAAACAGCGGCGGGCTATGGCAACCTACCTAACGGTAACTTTAGCCCTGTTATTTACAGCAAGCAGGTACAGCTTGCTTTCCGTAAGTCTTCTGTTGTAGAAGATATTACGAACAACGATTATTTTGGTGAGATCGCTCAAATGGGTGATTCAGTCAAGATTATCAAAGAGCCTGAGATCACAGTCAAAGAGTATGCTCGTGGTGCAACTATTACTCCACAAGATATCGATGACGAGGATTTCTCTCTTACAATCGATAAGGCGAACTATTTCGCTTTCAAGATTGACGACATCGAAGAAGCACACTCTCATGTCAACTTTATGCAAATGGCTACAGATCGTGCCGGTTATCGCCTGCGTGATCAGTATGATCAAGAAGTTCTTGGCTACCTGTCAGGTTTCAAGCAGTCTGCACTTAACAGTGTAGCTAGCACAGCAAATGATCAGGTTGCTGGAACAAAGGCGGTAAGCACTGCCGGTTCCGACGAACTTTTAACAAGCATGAAGCTTATTAAGAGTAGCTTTGGTAATATCACAACTGGCTCTGCTGGTGATCATTCAATTCCACTGGCCGTGCGTATGCCGGGTGCAACAGCGGCGGCAACTGCCACTGCAACACCTCTTCAGGTAATTGCTCGTATGGGTCGTCTCTTGGATCAACAATTTGTTGATACTCAAGACCGTTGGTTAGTTGTAGACCCTGTCTTTGTCGAACTTTTGAAAGATGAAGATTCTCGTCTGCTTAACGCCGACTTCGGTGGTGCTGGACTTCAGAATGGTTTAGTTGTAAACAATCTGCACGGATTCCGTGTTTATGTTTCTAACAACCTGCCTTCTGTAGGAACTGGTGCTGGGACTACTGGTACAGCTAACCAGAACTCTAACTTTGGTGTTATTGTTGCTGGTCATTCTTCTGCTGTCGCTACTGCTCAGCAAATTAATAAGACAGAAACTTACCGTGATCCTGACAGCTTCGCTGACATTGTTCGTGGTATGCATCTGTATGGACGCAAGATCCTTCGCCCAGAAGGTATTGTTACTGCTAAATACAACGCCGCATAAGGAGGGTTAAAACATGGCAACATTTGACATGACCCTTGGGTCAACCATATCGACTGAAGCGGCTGATTCGATTGCAGTGCTTCCAGAAGCTCGTCGTCACGCATATATGGTAGAGGCTATTTTAGATATTTCTAAGCTTCCTAACTACTCTTGCACTAACGGCGATATCTTTCAACTGTTAGAAATTCCTGCAAACACTTTTGTTATTGCGGCTGGTGCCGAAGTATTGACTGTGTTTGATGGTACCTCTCCAACTGTTGACATTGACTTCGCCGCAGGCGATGACATTGTTGATGGTGGTGACGTAACCGCTACAGGATATCTTGCCGCAGGCAGTAATGGTGGTGCTAACTTGACAAGTCAAGCTACATTTACTCAGCTTGTCACAACAACTGACACAATTGATGTCAAGTTGATTGCGTCTTCTGCTGATGTAACGGTAGGTAAGCTCCGTGTGTATGCAATTGTCGTTGATTTAGATGGCGTTGCAGAGTCTGCTGATGAAGTAGATCGAGATCAACTCGCTTAATAAAACTAAGTTGGGGGCTTCGGCCCCCTTCCTTTCAAAGGTTTGTATTTATAATGGCGTATAATTTCATTGATATTACAAATGAAGTACTGGCGAGATTTAATGAAGTTGAGCTAACTACAAGTAGTTTCGCAAACGCTCGTGGCTTTCAAACGCAATGTAAAAATGCAGTTAATGCGGCTATTAGATATATAAATCAAAGTGAATACGCATTCCCTTTTAATCACTCAGAATCTGAAGTAACCTTAGTTGCTGGGCAAACGAGATACGATTTACCATCCAGCACTAAACTAATTGATTATCAAACTTTTAGATTAGTCCGTGACGCTACGCTTGGTAATGATGGGCGCAGTTTGGTATTTTTAGATTACAAAGAATATTTAGATAAATATATCGAGCAAGAAGATCGATCAGATGTGGGTAGTATACCTACACACGTATTCCGTGATCCCGCTAATAAATACGGATTATTTCCATATCCTGATAAAGCATATAAAATAAAATTTGACAGATACACTATTCCTACAACGCTTAGTAATGCTACAGATGTGCCTTCGATACCAGAGAGATTCCGACATGTAATTGCTGATGGGGCAGTTATGTATGGCTATCAGTATCGTGGAGAAACAGGGCAATATCAGCTTGCATTAGATCGTTTTGAACAGGGCTTTCCTCTATCCTTTCT